ATTTTTTTGTTTAAATAATTTAGACATATACCAAATTGAGCTTCTTATTATCATAGTTAATTTTATTTGAAATATATATAATTTTATGATGTAATTACATCATAAAATTCTTAATCCTCTTACTCCATTATAAATTACACAATTTTTTATTAAAATATTATCTATCTGCCAGAATTTAATTTATCAGTTACCACATCTATATTGATATTGTCGGGTTGCGTGACTCTTCTAGATTCGTCCCAATGTTTAAGTTCCACATTTGTACCGCTTGTAAATACTGGACATACTGGGCATGTCTTCTCAGTTACACATACCGGAGGATGCGGTGGCACAGGGTACCAATTTGCAGGAGGTAAAAAAGTATATCCATATTCGTGATCCATATTTCCTAATTTGTCTGACAATGGCAATGTATTATAATCATTATATTGATATTCATTGTTTAGTGTTCCTTTTACATTTCTCATATCCGGCGACTTTACATTAGGAGGTAATTTGACTCGGTATGTGTAACTAGAATCGAGTATATTAGTATTTCCTCCAGGGGGGTTCGACGATGCAACTGTTGCCGTTGTTACGGGTGATACAGTTGTTACGGGTGATACAGTTGTTACAGGTGATACGGTTGTTACAGGTGATACAGTTGTTACAGGTGATACGGTTGTTACGGGTGATACAGTTGTTACAGGTGATACGGTTGTTACAGGTGATACAGTTGTTACAGGTGATACGGTTGTTACAGGTGATACTGTTACCGGATACATTTTATTATTTACCATAGCAGTACCGCTTGTATTATATACTAACTTTATTGTGCTTTTATCATTCACAGTTCCTTCAATTACATGTATTTTACTCGGATTGTTTCCTGTAATTGTGATTATTTTAGTACCATCGTTAGAAGATGCAGATATTACAGCGATATCATTTGAAGTATTTTTAGTGGGTTGTTCGCTAACTTCTGTTGAAATAGAGTCAGTCATAGAGTCAGTCATAGAGTCGGAATCAGGTACCGAGTCAGTCATGGAGTCGGAATCAGACATGGAGTCAGTTGCAGTAACAGAATGAGACATAGTACCCGAGTGAGTATTAATAGTGTCGCTTTTTCCCGTATGTGACATTGAAAAATCTTCGAATGATTGAGAATCAGCGAACCCTTCTATACCGGCAGTTGCGCCAGTTCCGCCATGCGCATTAACTGACGCAAACCCTTCTTCGTTTTCTGTATTTATCATTTGTTGATCAGGAGTTGCGTTGCATTTGACAGACGTATCTTTACTATTACCCATATTTATTAAATTTTCGATAACAATAAATCCAACTACTATGATCAGAGATATCAATAACGAGTCAACTGTTCTTATTTTATCTCTGTACATCGATTTGAGCGCAAAGTAAACAATAATTCCAACAGCAACGTATTTAAGTAATTTATATGTTAATTCGGAATTCATATTAAATTTATAATATAACTAAAGAAATTTAATTATATCATGTGTGAAATTATTTACATGTATTCAATATTAAATTAGATCAAATAAATATTAAGATACTCTGTAAATAAGTCTGTTTAAAATCGTAAAATAACATATGGGGTGTATAAACAACCTTATAAAAAATGTTATATCAAATTATATTTTTTGCGAACACTGCCGGCATTTACCATAATAGATATTAATCCATAGTATTGACATGAGTAGGACAACTATAATTGTTAATGTAATAGTTACCCCCATTAAATGCGGATAATATCTACTTGCGATATCATTTAATATAGGATCGAGAATATTTTTAACTATTTTATCCTTTGTCGTTTTTTTTTGTAGCTCTGTTGATAATTTATTTATAATGGTATCAGTGATAGGACCTATATATGTTGTCATATTATATTATCATACATAAAAAAATAGCTAATATACACATAATAGTATGAGTTACGTTGGTAAAATTAAAATTAAAAAGTTGAGTAATAAAAGTTTATTATTATTTAACGCAGATGGTAGCATGATAAAATTCACATTGAACAATGTTTATTTAAAATTCGGGATAGAAAAATACAATAATAATCATATATTAAATATATATATTGATAAAAACGACAACAATGAAGAATATAATAAGGTAATTGATATTGTCGGTATAGAATCGAATGTAAAAAATACGCAGAAAAGTATTGTTGATTCGAGAAGATACAATATTGAAGAAAAAGGATATAAATCTTCTCTAACTGATGTCAAAGAATACGGAAAGGAAATTACGTGTATCCGGACATATATGAATCATAACGCAGAAATATTATTTCCAGGGGCTTTTTGCTCTGCCGGATTTGATACTAATATAGCTGGATATATTGCCGATATAGATATAACTGTTAAAAATGTATGGATTACCGACAATAATTTTGGGATAATCATATATACTGACACAGTTAATTTGATCAAAAAGGCTGTTAATTAATTTATAGAATAAAAAACTTGGTAAATTTAATTAAAAAGACATTCCATATTCAGTACTTAAATTATTGGCGTCGTCACTCGCGGTGTCGTCACTTGATGAACTGTAATGTACTTCCTGTTTTTTGTAACGTTTTTCAGAGCGTTTTACAGAGCGTTTTACAGAGCGTTTTTTTTTGCTATTAGAATCGGTACTTGTTGCGCTGTCTTTGTCATCTTCGCGTTCTTTACGTTTTTTACCACTATTCGAATCGGTACTTGTTGCGCTGTCTTTGTTATTTTCGCGGTCTTTGCGTTCTTTGTCTTTTGTTACTAAATAGTCATATATTTTATCAACACTATCTTTCTTTATCTTTTTGAGTTCTGCTTTATTAACAAGACTTAACATTTTTGTGGCTCTTTCGAGGCCATTCAGTTTGTTTTCAGGATCTTCTTCTTTTATTTTTTGATATAAAAGAGCTTTATAACTTCTGGCGCGATATTCGTCATCGGTTTCCAACACTTTCATTATTGTCTTAACTGTTTCCTGGTGCAGGTCATTCTTTTGATTATTCACAGCTCTTGCGTACTCAGAGTAACCACCGGACGATTCATAATCATCCGATGAGTGACGCCGCCCTCCTTCTGATATAATTTCTACATTGGAGTATGTTGATATTTTCCTGCTGGATACATTTGCCTTGTTTTTCTTCCCACCACCTTCAAGCCTTGTAAACATATTACTGATAAATACATCGGTTGGCGGATTATCTACATGTTCGGTATCAGAATCTACAGTGTGGACATTTACGCGATTAAATCCTATAGATTCAGTATTATCGGGTTTGCGCGAAGCGAATAGTTTAATAATATCCCCAAGTTTGTCATTAAGTGTGTCTGTACCTTGTTTTGGTCTCATAAACACACTGGGAACAGGCGTATTATGTGAAATATTATTATCATCATGTGCTATGTAGTTACCATACTTATTTCTCGTAGAGGCTACTGCGCCATTTTTTTCTAATAATTCCGCAATATAGTAATTTTTAGAAAATACAGCCAAGTGGAGAGGCGTATTTCCATCTTCATCCTGGCATCTTACAACTTCTTTGTCAACCCCATCAGACAATAATTTAACGAGTCTATTTGAAATAATTTTAGAAACAGACGAGTACCATACCATATAGTGAATTGCATTTCTCTTGGTTCTCTCACAGTGATGTACATCAATCTCAAAATTCTCTTCAATTAAGAATTCTGCTGCTGCTACATTATGCTTGGCTAATGCTTTAGTTATCAACTTTGAGTTCTCCGACGACCCAAATAAGAAAGAAAGAAGACCGCCTTCCTGGTTATTAATATTTGACTCGGTACCAATACTGCTGATACTATCGTTTGAAACATTTAATCTAGTATTTGACATCTAATATATAATAAAAAGACAAATTTTTGTTTTATATTTCAGATATATACTTTGTGCGAATTAATTAAAATATCTAATGATAATATATAATGAAATTGGATAACACTTCTATAACACTAATAATTATTGCAGTATTAGTTGTCTTATATTTAATGTACGGAAACGGCGATGCTGTCAATAATAGCGGTTATGTCGCTAGCAGTTCGAACGGAGTTGTTGACGACGAAGAAGAAGACTATAGTATGAACGAAGAGACTGTCGACGACGAGACCAGTGATAACGCGACCGGAATTACCGCAGACAGTGTAACATCTGGCAGCGATGATTCTTCTAGCGGAAGTTATGAATCATTACAGAGAAAAATGACTGGACGCAACAGTATTATAAATAACGGCGGTGTACCTGTGAAATCGTCATATGCGGATGGTACACGGGGTGGGTCATTTGACGCATCTCTCGACAACATGCTTTCTGGAAATCAATCGAGCGGATCATCTGGCGTAGAACCGATGGAGCCTGTATGTACAGACGGATATGCTGGTTTTAAATCTTCCGGAAATGTCGGAACAGATGATATGTTTAACTCGGGAAGTCTTCTTCCAACACAACAAACTGATTGGTTCGAGGTACATAATAATGTTAATGTAAAAAATTCGCATCTTATTAATGTATACAGGCCAGTCGGAGCAAATACGGTAGCTGGTAGTCTAAGAAATCCATCGTGGGATTTTAGAGGAGATATCGCAAATCCTAAATATGTCGTGTCTCCATGGATGCAGAGTACAATCAGCCCAGATCATAATATCAAGGGGTTGTGCTAAGTAGAAATTTTGAAATTTAATTACATTAAGCACTATTTTTATGTAATTTATAGTATATTTATGAAGATAGTAATAGACGCATCTACAATAGATAGAGACGACATAGTAAATAATCTATACAGTACATCTATAAAAGATAGTACCGTCAAAGAGGGCGCCAAAGAGGAAGATAAAGAGGGTTATAAAGAGGAAGATGAAGGGGGCGACAAAGATGAAGATAAAACAGAGGACGATGAAGAGGAGGTCGACGAAGGGGGTGATATATTTGAAGAACAAGATACAATACATAATGGTATATTTTATATGTGTTTATTTAATAATTTTATGATTCATCACAATAACACAAACGCGACGACTAAACACATGTTTGATGGTATAGACTACAAGGATGATACATCTACTACATTTACGATGGAATCATTTTACAGAACAATGACAACATATAACGATAATAAAACTCATAATCCCAAAAAGTTAAAATTAGTAGATCCCACAAATGATTACGAACTGTCTGACGCGACAGATATGTATTGTTTGAAAGTTGACAATAATATTCATTATTATTGCCAAGATATTTTTGCACTACTGGTAGACGTGACTGAGAAAAAATATGGAAACTGGAAAATTGATACATTAAGGTAATTTATTTATATATTTAAAGGGAAAAAATACTGTTAGTATAATATATGCCTAAACGTAATTCTAAAAAAAAGGGTAAAGAATCTGTTTCAAATACCAAATCGATGAATTCTTTCGAAGATTCGCATTCAGATGATGAGATGAATACAAATGCTGAAAAATCTAAATATATAGACAACGGGTCCGGCGATATGGCGAGTGATGACGTGTCTGATATAAGCGATGACAGCGATTTTGAAGAGGGGAAAGAAGGAGAAGATGGGGAAGACGATGATAGCAAAAAATTAGGAACAAAATTCCTTGAGAATGTCATAAAATATTTAGAAATAGATGATACTATTAAACAAAAACAAGACGAACATCGCGAGGAAGTTAAGAATCTAAAGGATACAAAGGGAGAACTTGAAGGATATATTATAAGATACCTTGACAGAAAAGGAAAAAATGAGATTAATATCGGTAATGGCAAGGGACAGCTTGTTAAGGAGGTTAAAGATAGTAAATCGCCGATCAAACCTGAAAATATCAGGGAAGGTATATTAGACGGACTTAAGAAATCGGAATTTGGGGAGACCGACGAAGAGACATTAAAGTTAATTAACAGTATTATGGATTCAATTGACACAAAGAGGGCAGTTACGCAAAGGACGTGTCTAAGAAGAATTAATCCAAAGGCGCCGAAGAAAGGCAAGGGTAAAGGCAAGGGTAAAGGCAAGGATAAGGACAAGGATAAGGATAAAGGTAAAGGTAAAGGTAAAGGGAAAGAGTAAAAATGCTAATCTTAAATTTTCGCTTAAATATTAGTCATAATATTTATATTATCTAATGGATAACATAAATAATTTTTTTAAAGTTGACAAACCCCAGCGCGCAGAACAGAGTCATTATTCCGGATTCCGTGTTGGTGTAATCAAGCCAAAATATAAAAAAACTCGTCGACAGAATACAGTTGTCCCAATTATAAGAAAATCGCAGAATGATTTATTAAATGAATGGTTGGACAAAAACACGCCTACTAAATATATGAAGTACGGCAAGGAAGGGAGATCTGTGTATGAGTTTTTTAACCACGATTTTACTGCGCCGACGCAAGAGAATAACTATATTGAACCATATGCGCGCGGAGATATAGATATTAAGAATAGTTCTATACATAGGTGTTCAGATGAATATTCGTCAGGAATGTCTGATTTCTACGAAGATAAGGAGGTGTTGTTTATACCCGGTTCAAATCGGTGTTCTGCAAATCTGTTTTATAAACATATTCTTGTTGCGACCCATAACTATGACACAATAACGCCTATGGTAGTATTTTCTCCTGATGGAACGGAATATTTCAATGAAGAAATCCCTTTTGGTCTGCAAAAGAAACAAGTATATAAAATGTTGATGCGCATGACAAATACTTAAATATTTGTCGATCACTATATATTCAATGAGTGAATATAAAGGTAGAAAAGAGTACACTGAACTTGATTTTGTGTTTGATATTGTTAATTATTTAGAACAGCGATTAGACAAGTATGATAAATATATTAAATATATATGGGAAGAAGTAGCAGTTCCATTTATTAATTCACATGAATGTCAAATTAATATTGATACAGCATCATATAAAAGCGAAAAAGAATTTGAAAATATGATGAAAAATGTTTTATATTATAGAAATCTAGAATCATCGCATAAAAAATATACCAAGAGATGTGCGCAGTTACAAAACGAACTTGATAAGGAATCATTTAAGCACGCAGTTTAACTAATTTAACTAATTTAATTAATTTTACAACATATATATTATTTTTAATTTAATTACCTATACCAATAAGTGATTAAAGAGATACGTGAATATTTTTAGAATACTGCTGGAATCCATATTTCATTGTATGGGGTGATAGGATATTTCCAGACAGGGGTATATACTTTGACAGATCCGACTGCCGAGTAAATGTAAGGAGTATACCAGTACATGCTTATCGGTGTATTCTTCCTGAATTTCATGAATTTATGGAATTCGTCATCAGACGATGATGACGATGACGAAGAAGATGAATCATCGTCTTCGTATCTTTTCCTTTTTTTGTCGCCACCATGTTGAGATTGTACATTGTCGATTTCTTTAAAGAATGCTTTTTTATTTTCAGGAGATAATTTTACATTAATCTTGTCATATGTTACCTCGCCGTCATTATTGCTATTTACCTTTTCTTGGATATTATAGTGATATATATTTTGGGTACCTTCCTCTCTGATAGTGACAAGAAGATTCGGTACATTCCCCATAATATGGCTGGATAATTTTTCCCATATGTTCTTTACTGCCTTATCTGGGCTGGATGTTGACGATGTGGTGTCTACGTGTCCAACAACGGTGGGGTTAACTAATTTATACTGTGTCATGTTATATATTTTAGTTAGATTTTATTTTTACATTTATTAGTAATATTAATATTATTAATAAAATTATTATGTATTGTTCATTTATTAGATACACGTTTTTATACGGTTTTGTATAAAAATTGATTAATATTTGTGTTTTGTAAAGGGCCTAAAGATGAATCTAATTAGATTATACACAATGGGACGCATTATTGACATTAGTACAGAAAATATATCGGATTTGAAAACATTATTTGAAACGTTGAAAGACGTGTTAAATGACACAACTATAACATTTTTCAAATCGAAAGAAGATCTTAAAAAAAATAGTAGTTCTACCAGTAAAAAAATAAAAAAAAATGTCAAAAAGTCGAGTAACAAAAAAAGCAAGCATAAATTAAGTAGTGGTTCTGATGATGAGTCTGGAAGCGGATCAGGTGGCGAGTCTGACAGTGGGAGCGAATCTAATACTGGTTCTGACGACGAATCAGATAAAGAATCTGATGATGAATCTAATACTGGTTCTGATGATGAATCTAATAATGGTTCTGATGATGAATCGGATAAAGAGTCTGATGATGAATCGGATAAAAAGTCTGAGGATGAGTCATGTGATGTTAGCGGGACGCAGGAAGAGTGTTATACTGAATCGGGGGATGATTCGGATGGCCCGTCCAAACGCAGCAATAAATCTACTAAAGCAAAAAAAAATGTTAAGTCTAAAAAAACCAAGAATTTAAAGGATGTTAAATCCGAAAAAACTAAGGACAGTGATATGAAAAAATCAAATGTGTATAACAGTAATGAAGTAGCAGATAATTTTAGCGGAATTAAAATATTTAATATTGATGAAAATCAAACATTGCTTATATTTGTAAAACTTTATGCGGCATCATTTATTAAATTTAATTGCAAGAGAGATGAATACCAGATCGGAGTTGAACTTGCACCGCTATTTAAACAATTTAAAATTATGGACAAAGAGGGTGTATTATCACTGTATGTAGAAGATACAGATTCGCTTTATTTGAATATGGATGTTAACAATCCAGAAAATCAATGCGTAACAAATCACCAAATAAAATTATTAGATTTGAATTCAAAAGCATGGTCTCTACCTCCATCTAAATTTCAGATTATTGTAACGATGAAATGCTGTGATTTCCATAAGATATGCAGAGATATGCACAGTGTTAATTGCGATCTTATTGAGATTACTTGCACTGATAAAAAAATAACATTTTCATGCATGGGTGATTCCACAAAAGTCAACAAAACATATGATAATGGCGGAGGGGTAAAGATTAAATGCCCCGAGAAAAAGAAAGATAATATTGTTATTGTCCGAAACATATACGAAGTAAAGTATCTTGTTATGTTCAACAAATGTAGCAGTATATGTTCAGATATTCAGATTTATCTAAAAGATGATTATCCTATGTTTTTAAAATATCAGATAGCAACATTAGGTGATATGCTTGTTGGATTGTCTCCAATAACAGATAAGAGCGTCGGTAAAACTAAAAATTATAACCCCGCAATGGATGTACATTATCCAAAGAGTGAAATCAGGATGAAAGGTGATTTGTGAGAACTTATTTATTACATATTTCTTTATAAAAAATTGAAAATTAATATATTAATATAATAATATTTATATATTAATTATATATACTAAATGAACTACGATACTATTATACATTTATCAGATGCATCGCCGATGGTTAATGGAACGTCGCTAATTACATATCTTGTATCAGCTAACACTGATATGTGACTAGTGCAACGCCAATTAAAACAAGAACATTCTACCGCTTCTAATATCAAAAGCAAGCAAGTACGATCTGCCGTGACTAAAGCTCTTGCAGATTTGATTAAAAACATGCCGCTTGGTAATTCAGGAAGCAATGGTATTGTCATGCTGGCAGGACAAATCAATTCGTATGTTTAGCGTAGATGGTAATTGCTATAAGGATTATCTAATATTCAAGCCAGAAGGAGTTGTTAAATGTAATCTCTATAGATGTGATAAAATGTTTCATGTCCAATCAATTATTGATATGTACAATAAGGAGGAAGGTATAATAGGTACAGTATTTATTGATGGCAAGCAGATAATAATAAATAATATTAAAAGTTATACTTCTGATGTATTTAATGCAAAATGTGTGTATAAAAACGGGATGAGATTACAAAGTAGATTCAAAACGGGGGGACAGAGCGCTCAGCGATTTGACAGAATTGAACGGAACATACGAGATGGGTATTTAACAAAATATGATGATACTGTATGGAACATTTTTTACGATAAACACAACAATAAACCATTAATCGATATTTTGGTAATATGCGGACCAGGTACAATATGTAGCGAACTTTCGAAATGTCCTTTGATAACCAAGTATTTTGCAAACATAACGAAGGTTAAGCCGGTCGCGAAATTAGACATTATTGCGATTAATAAATTGTATCACTATGATCTGATTAATTTGCGTAATATTCATTTAGTGGAGATAAAGGAATTGATAGAAAAAGCAGATGATAGATTACTTTTCGGAAGGGACGAAATATTAGAAAATCTAAAATTATGTACAATATCCAAGTTAATTACAGTTGATATCCATATCACTGATGGAATCAATTACGAACCGGATATAATTGTTATTAAAAATTCGTCGTTTTTAGAATCATATGGAGGATATATTGCGGTTAAATATTATTAAGATATATAAATATTTTTTATTGAATAGTTTCACTCATAATTAATATATTTTTGTTTTATTCAAATAAAAATATATGATAATAAAAAAATAGATAAACTATATTGCATTACATCGAGTATTCTGGAACTATCTCTTTATATTGAACACTTATCTTGCTGCGGGAATGAAGAGTTCTTCTATTAGTGTCACTGTTTTGTAATACAGTATTAACTTTATCTAAAAACTCCAAAGGCATTCTGGATGGAAATGCGCTGTCTTTTTTATAATCTTTTACCCATATTTTAATGAATATGCTTTTGTTTCTAATTGAATAAGATATTCCGTTGATATCTTGATTGTTGCGGATAAGTGATTCGTTAATTATTAGTGTTGTTATACAAAACATAATTTCGGATCCAATTTCATTTCTTCCTATTTTATTATAGTAATCAATTTTAAGTGAGCATATACCACCATATCTATTATTTAAATCTTCCCATATCGGCGTAACCCCATCCCTCATTATAAATATGTCATTATTAATCTTGTCAAGTAGATGGAAATTATTAAATAATCGTAGATATCTACCAAAATTATTAAAACTATATATATGTTCATATGAATCAAGTGACCAGTCTTCTTTTTCAATGTTATGAAGAGATACATTCCATTTTGAATTAAAATAAATATTATCCCCCATATTTTCTAGTTGACACGGACCGACCGCAGATTCATCGAATAAAGCTTTATTTGTTTTTTCGTAATTATCATTTTCATATTTGTTTCTACTTTTTTTATATTTTTTTGAAACATAATTCCATTCATCATTTCCACCGGATGGTGCAATATACATATTTGCAGGGTCTTCGTCCGGTTCTGTATGATTCTTAGTATCTTCGGAGTTTCCAGGTTTATCATATTTTTCATATTTTTCATATTTTTCAGGTGTTCTGGGTTTTTCATATTTTTCATATTTTTCAGGTTTTCTGGTTTTTTCATTTTTTTCATATTTTTCAGGTTTTCTGGGTTTTTCATATTTTTCAGGTTTTCCGGGTTTTTCATATTTTTTATACTCTTTATTATTCCTGCTATTATTTATAAGTATATGTTCTTTTACAGGAGTAGGAGAAATATTTGACTTGACATTATTTTCAGAGTCGCTATTATCTTCGTCATCCGACGACAATAAAGACAGTGCCCCGAACATATTACGAGTTCTATGTATCGCATCAGAATCCTTTTTTTGCGGTATATTGTGTTTTCTTCCTGGCATGATGGTTTAATTATATTATATATCTTTAACTATATTCTATTTTTGAATCAATTTTTTGGCTGTTAAAGGCTGTTTCATTGCTGTTTCATTGCTGTTTCATTGCTGTTTCATTGCTGTTTCATTGCTGTTTCATTGCTGTTTCATTGCTGTTTCATTGCTGTTTCATTGCTGTATATAGGTTATTACAGCATTGCAAGTATATTACGTGTGATTAAAATATTAAATGAAAATAAAAGAATATATTATGACAATAAATAAGTTAAATAGAATAATTTGAGATAAAATAGATAGATGCGAGTGTAGATATCTGAATTGGAGGGCTTGGAGAATAGCACATATTTATTTCAATATCGGATAATTGTTTAACAAGCATACTTATTTTATTTATATTTACATTATCTTTCATGATATCAGAGTATATCATGTCAGTAAGTTCTGTTATGATGTTTTGAACTGCAAAACTGTTATTTTTTATATATTCATTTAATTTGCGTATATTCTTTTTAAGATTATTACCATTAAGTATAGTCACAATATTTTCCATATCTTTTTTACCGGGATAACCGAGAAACTGTGCAACAAAATCATAATTTATTGGTTGCTCCAGCATTGCGATGGATTGAAATATATTTAATAGTTTTCTCATATCACCATTTGATATTTTTATTAACATCTGTATACCTGATTCATCGATATCTATATGTTGACTGGAAGCGACATCATTTATTTTTGTTGTTATGGATTGTGCATCGAGAGGGGGGAATTTAAACATGGTACATCTTGACTGAATTGCATCAATTATTTTAGATCTATAATTACATATCAGGCAAAACCGCGCATTGTCTGTATGAGTTTCTATTACTCTTCTTAGCATTGCTTGAGCTTCATGTGTCATTGCATCTGCTTCGTCTAATATAACTAATTTAAAAAATGACACAGAATTGCAGAAAAAGTTTCCTCGAGTTGTAACAAAATCTTTTATTTTAGATCTTACAACATCTATACCTCTCTCTTCTGACGCATTTATCTCTAATACCATCAAGTCATATTGATTTTTATAAAGTTCCCTTGCGAATGCTTTTATAGTAGATGTTTTTCCTGTACCAGGTGGACCATAGAATAATAAATGTGGAAATGTATTGTGATCCAAATACTGGATAAATGTGTTTTTAATATGATCATGTGATACAATTTCACCGAGAGTATTTGGACGGAATCTTTCAGCCCATGGAAGTTTTGTTTCCATTATTAGTACTTGATACTTGGATATTTAACTTTTAAGTATTCTAATTTTACATCAATTTTTATTGCGTAATAAAATACCAAAATATGTGGCGTATTTACAGAACATATAGGGCTAATTTATATCATTTATATGGGTCAAATATGCCAGTAATTTATATATATATTGATCAAAAAATATTGAAAATATCTTTTCTAGGACAAAATACTTAAAAATTATACATATATATATATATAATGGATCCAAATATAAATGATGGTACTGCTCGTCCAATACGACAAATTGATTTCAATATTTTAGGGAATGACGAGATTCGAAAAATATCTGTTGTGAAAAGTGCGATGGGTATCGATATTCCGGATTTATATGAAAACCTTGAAGCAAAAAAAGGCGGACTTATTGATCCAAGACTAGGTACAACGAATAATAGTAATTATTGTGCGACTTGTGGATTTAACACAACGTATTGTAATGGCCACTTTGGTCATATTGATTTAGCAGAAGATGTATTCCATATTGGATACATTAATTATGTGAAACGTATTTTGGATGTAATTTGTTTAAGATGTTCTAGATTGTTGGTCCATAAAGACGATGATATTGTACAACACCTTCTCAAAACAAAATCAGGAAAGGCAAGATTATCCGAACTGAAACAATTAACTAAGAATGTGAAATATTGCAGAAAGAAAAAACAAGGATGTGGCGCGCCAGTATCAAAAATCAAAATTGAGATTAAGAAAGGTACGGCATCTATTAATATAATTTCAGAAATGGATTCGGATATGAAAGATGACAATACGGTAGAAGGTAATTCTCAAATATACAGAGTAATATTGAATCCAGAGATAATTCATTCAATATTTAGTCATATCAGCCCTGAACACTGCGAGATGATGGGGATTGATCCAGAAAAGTCACATCCCAAGGATATGATACATAAAGTATTTCCGGTACCACCTGTTCAAGTAAGGCCGTCTGTTAGGGGGGATTTTATGGGGGGGTCGACAATGGAGGATGATCTAACGCAGAAACTAGCAGATATTGTTAAATCTAATAATGCGATACAAAAGCAAAAAGATAGTGCAAACGGTCATAATAATAAATATAATAAAGACCGGATCCATTTACTTCAGTATCATATTGCGACATTTTTTGATAACGAAGCGGTTACACTTGGGAAAGGAGATCCGAAAGGAAAACCTTTTAAGGCTCTTGCGCCCAGATTAAAGAGCAAAGAGGGGCGTTTTAGGGGGAACTTGATGGGAAAACGCGGCGATTTTTCGGCACGTACAGTTATTACATCCGACCCGACGATCGAGATTAACGAAGTTGGTGTACCGATGCATGTCGCTAAGATTTTAACATTTCCGGAAACTGTTACTATACATAACAGGGAGAGATTATCCATGTTAGTCAAGAGGGGGAGGGACGAATATCCCGGCGCTAATGTAGTTTTTCAGACATCACAGTCATCGAATGGACAAAGAATGTACCCGATTGATCTTCGATTTAGAAAGGAGGAGATTGAGCTTAAATTAGGGGATATTGTCGAAAGACATATTACTGATGGCGACATGGTACTATTGAATCGTCAACCGACTCTACATAAGCAATCTATGATGGGACACCGAATTAAAGTAATTCCAGACGAGCGATATCTTACCTATAGATTGTCGGTAGGTGTAACAACGCCTTACAACGCTGATTTTGACGGCGACGAAATGAATATATTTTTACCTCAATCTATTCAGACACAGATTGAGCTGAAGGAAATCGCGGCTGTTGAACGTCAAATTATATGCCCTGCGTCGTCAAGAACATCTATCGGTATTGTACAAGATGGTCTACTTGGTGCATATAACATGACTCATCCAAATATGAAGATTTTATGGAGACCTGCCATGAACATTATTGCACACACTTCATTGGATGATTTTTCTTTTTTCAAGAAGAAAGAAGGCACCGTATCAGGTACTGAATTGTACGCGCTGATTATTCCGGAGAATACATATTCAACGGCGGGTGGTATGGACATAAGAGATGGTAAAATTATAAGCGGACGTCTTACTAAGGACGCCCTTGGCGCTCAAAAGAAGAATAATCTTATTCAAAGTATATGGGATGAGCACGGAATAATACCCACAAAAGATTTTATAAATAATACCCAATGGATTATTAACAATTTCAATTTGTATAATGGTTTTACGGTCGGTGTTGGAGACATACATATTGCAGAAGACGTTAAAAAAGAAGCGAAAAGTTATATTGCGACGGTTGAGGCGAAGATTAACAACTTGATTACAAACAAGGAGAATAAGCCAAATTTCATGGACGAGCAATCGTTTGAAATGGGGATTTATTCCGAGTTGAATGTTGTTCGTGATAATATATCTAAACTAATCTCCGACAATTTACCAGAAACGAATAATTTCAAGATTATGATGGTATCAGGATCTAAGGGCGGTCCTGAAAATGTTGGACAAATGATTGGATGTGTAGGATTGCAGGCGTCTGAAGGGAAACTTATACAAAAGAAATATAACAGGAGAACGCTTCCGTATTTTGGACAGGATGATGATAGAGCGAAATCGAGGGGTCTTATTGTAAATTCGTATCAAGACGGTATGACATATCCGGAATTCACATATCATTCTCTTACGGGTCGCGAGGGTTTAATAGATGGTGCTATTAAAACCGCTGAGACAGGATATGCTCAACGCCGACTTATAAAATCATCTGAAGACATTAAGATTACTTATGACGGAACTGTTAGATTAGCAAATAACAATATTGTACAGTTTGTATACGGTGATTCCGGATCAGATGCAACGAAGCAATTTGAATACAAATTCAAGATGATTGGATTGAATAACGCCGAGCTGAGAGATAAATTTACATTCAGTGATTTGGACATGAAGACTCTTAAGAATTTCAAAGAATATGATAATAAGAAGTTATTTCACGAGATGCGCGACATGCGTAACAAAATAATAAGGTGTGTATTTAGAGCAAGACTAGATTACAAGTCAGTTCATAATAGTTTCATGATGCCTATTAATTTGGCGAGAGCGATAGACAATATTGTCAAGAGTAGCAAGAATGAAAATGCATTAGATGATCCTAAATATGTTATTAACCAAATTGAGTCGTTGTTGAGCAATGAATTAACAACACTTGTATGCATGTCTCAAAAAGAGAGACATGGAGCGGACTCTATTAAATTTAGGGATGATAGAATTGCGAAGACCTTATTAAAGGCTGCTCTATATGACGCATTATCTCCCAAAAGAGTTATTAGCGAATACAAGTTCAGTAAAGAACAATTTGATCAGGTGATACAAAAAATAAGCGACGAATTTAATAAAAACATGGTTGAGCCAGGCGAAATGGTGGGAATAATAGGCGCGCAATCGCTTGGACAGCCATTAACGCAGATGTCTACTACAGGATCGGCACATATAATAATATATGATTCTGATAAAAACAAAACATCATATCTTAGAATAGGAGATTTTATTGATGGATTAATGGATAATAATACTGTGGTCGAGTTAGACATGCCTTCTAATTGCGGATTGAAAAGTCAGTTATTAAATACATGCGATAATTATCACATATTGGGCGTATCTGAGAATGAACATGTATCATGGAACAAGATTTCTCAAGTATCGAGACATCCCGCGAATGGAAAGTTAATACGTGTCAATACTCGTAGCGGAAGATCTACCACTACAACATTAACTCATTCCCATCTGAAGAGAAGTGTCAATGGTATTGTTCCGGTTCCAGGGTATGAATTAAGTATCGGGGATAGAATACCGATTGCAGTAAATATACCTACTGTTACTAATCCGTTAAATAACATAAAATTAACTGACAAGATAGAACTAGAATTATCTAATGATGTTGGAAAATTGTATGGCGAATATTTAACAAGTGATAAAGATGTATCCGACGATACTATGAACATGTTCAATACATTATCGCGTAATAATATTGCGGGATTTGTATTTGGGGCAAACAACGAATTTATTAGAGGAGTGATTACAGGGTATTGCTTGACAAATTGCGAATATAGTATAACCGAGTCAGACATCAATATTGTGTTTAACTCTTTATCTTTGTTAGATAACATGTCTGTATTACTAGCTTATGTCGGAGTGTATGGCTCTATAACAGAACATAATGAATGTACGACAGTATACAAAGTTGGAGGAATATATGCAAACAGACTAGCCAAGGTAATTAACATCTGTATTTCCGACAATAATAATTGTGGCGACGCAATACCTGAAATCGCGGAGATTGTGACATATATTGCGAATGTATTGGGTATAGACAATATCCGACCTGATAAATTAGTAATAAAGGACGATTTAGCGGTGTATATAAATAAATTCGATAACACTGTTAGAGATATGGAGTCTTGCGAAATTAAACAACATATATTAAATAACATAAATATGCTTAAATCCGCGTATAACAGTGATGTTGTATGGGATGATATTGTTAACATCGAGTTGTTGGAAGACCCGAAGGAATATGTATATGATTTTACAGTGCCGTCTAATCAAACATTTATGGTTGATGCTGGTATAATTGTACACAATACGTTGAATACTTTCCACAATGCGGGTATAGGAAGTCTTACCAATACAACATCAGGTGTTCCGAGAGTTAAGGAGATACTTAGTGTATCAAAGAACCCAAAAACTCCACACATGTTAATATACATGAATAAGGAATGTAGAGGCAGTCGTGAGATTGCTAACAAGATAGCATCGCATATTAAATATACTACAATAGGACATATTAAGAATAAAATTGAGATATATTATGATAATACTCCGAATGCGGATGATGGATTGATGAAGGCGGACAACGTAGGAAAACCATTTTATACGAGGAAAGCTAGTAGAAACAGTTGTCAAGTGGATATTGATAATCTACCATGGTTATTGCGGATTGAACTATCAAGAGAGAAGATGATCGAGAAAGAAGTAACATTACTGGAGATAAAATCTAAATTCTGCAACTGGTGGGAACGAAGGCATTTAGACAGCAAGAGTATGAAAAAGGAGGAAAGAAAAGTATTACAAAAAATAACATCAATCGCGGTGTTGAGTAATACTGATAATGACAAGATACCGGTAATACATCTTCGGTTTAATGTGAAGGATGTTGATAAGGTTAAAGATCCATTTAACTCGGAGACATTGAATAGCTTTATAGATAATATTGTTGATACATTTAAACTTAAGGGATTGAATGGGATACCAGATATAGACAACATTATAGCTGATAGAGTTGTCACATTTGGCGGTAATGATTATAACGATGAATATACCTACGATGAAAAAAATAACGAAGATCCGAAAGTAGATGAAGAGTTTGTAATATATACATCTGGTGTGAATTTGTATGATATTAGATATATTGACGGAATTGATCTTAATAGAACAATATCTGATGATATTATAGAAGTATATGATACATTCGGAATTGAGATTGTAAGGTCTGTATTAATAAGAGAGATTATACTTGCATATGAGAGAGCAGGTAAGACGATAAATTACCAACACGTATCTGTATTGGTTGACTTGATGACAATGAATGGATATATAATGTCGATTGATAGGCACGGTGTTCATAAAAGCGAGTCTGATCCTTTGTGCAAAGCGTCTTTTGAAAAGACTGTCGAACAATTATTGACAGCATCGGTATTTAGTGAATCTGATTACATGCGAGGAATATCTGCGAGAATTATGGCGGGCATGGTAATCAGAGGAGGCACGGGATACCCAGTGATCAAAGTTAATACAAAGGCGATACTCGAATCTGAATACGTTGAGGATATCCACGAATCAAATCAAAAGACAATCGATAGTGGAGGTATTGCGACCGACATCATTGACAAGAACAAGGGATCGAAAGACATATTTATACCTGGGATGTAGAGGATACATAATATTTTAGTTTATAACATTTTAATTTATACCGCGAATAAAAATTGATAATATAATTTATTCATGATATATCTATTGATATATAATAATACATAACATATGCCACTCTCCATAACTGAATACGATACAAGCAAATTATTTTTTGTAGCTGCACATAATAAAGATAATTTATATATTACGTATTATAATTTCGTACATGCGCATATATTGTCAGATCCTATTAATATCGATAATCACAGAACAACATTTAGGATAAATAAAAAACACAGCACCAAAAAAATATATTTTAAACCGACATCTTCGGAAGCACATAGCAAATATATTGAAAATAAGAATAATTTAGATAACAATATAAATGACCCGACGAATAAGCCCTGGAATATTAAGTATAAGTTTTGGTTTAATGGGAATTTTAAGCAAATTGACCAAGTCGACCCAATTAAACAGATTGACCAAGTCGACCCAATTAAACAGATTGACCAAGTTGACCCAATTAAACAGATTGACCAAGTTGACCCAATTAAACAGATTGACCAAGTCGACCCAATTAAACAGATTGACCAAGTCGACCCAATTAAACAGATTGACCAAGTCGACCCAATTAAACAGATCGACCCTATTAACGAAGAATATATAAATAATTACAATAAGTTTATTAGTTTTATGAATAAAATAAAACTAATATTGAAAGATGATTTTGTAAAGAAACATGTTACAGGAAAGAACCCAGACACAACTACCAGTTGCGATATTGTATTAACTGTAAAAACCAATAAACTAAACAACATAAACGGGGCTATCACAAATGGTGGCATAAAATATAGTATTAGTTTAGATGAATTAAAGTATATACTCAGAAGCAATGTTGTTTGCAGATTAGAAGTATGTCCAGAATATTTTTACATCGGTAAACGAAAAAAAGACGGCAGTGAAAATTTTAGATTGGGTGTTACATTCAAGTCTCTTCATATTGAGAATGACCAGCTGAGTAAATTGCCCAAGAGAGTAGAGATAATGATTAAATATACAGATAACAAAGATAAAATAAATGATATTAAACAACTGGACGACTTGTATAATAATAAAATTATTCCCCGATATATGTCGAAAAAATCAATTGTTAGTAATATATTGAACTCTGCGAAGAATATATAAAGTATTTCTCACATATGTAGTAATTTTTTAGCAGCTGCTAAATTAGCCAAGAATTTTTTATCATCGCTAACTTTACACATTGTTTTACTTGTATCTGGATGTTTGCTGATAGCTTCCATATATGTGTCATATATTTGTAATATATCTGGCAGTACAATAAAACGATCTGACCATTCTCTCGGCGGTAATTTAGACGCTATTTTTTTTAATTTAATAATATTGTCTCTTGTTAATTTAGGCCCTTTAATTGGAACAGATCTCGATAAACCACTTTCAAGATAACAGTCATTTATCGGAATTCTCCATAGAAACAATTCTGGGTAGTTGCCTCTACAAGTCTCCATATCTTCTCCCGCGCCGAGCGCATCTCCTGGGACAGCTTCATAATATCCTCCATGCGCCCCCTCGTCAAGCTCGTTACTTAGTAAACAATTCATCCTATTATGATAAAAACATTCTATCAAACATACTGCGTGGAAATAAAGAGGCCCATGTGGATCATGTTGATCAAGAAATTCACCAGTTATTGAATCCCATATATTTGGGACAAGATACGGGGTACTCTCGACAACATCTTCGCATATGGGGCATGTTTTCATAAGCCTCATCGCCTTATATCGACCAGTTGTCAAATCGTCATAGTTTAATTCATAGTCTTCTTTGTTCTTTTGTACGTTGGTATCGGTAGTATCCCCTGAAAATACAAACAATGCAGATATATCAATATTTGCGATGTCGAAATCTTTCATATCTGTGTCGAAATTGAACTCCATATTGTGCGAACTATTGTTGTTATTAGTCATTAATCGTCTATATTTAACAAATATCAATTTTTTTTATAGGGGGTATAATATATAGAAAAAATTGAAATTAAAACGGTTAAAGATTTAACTTCAATGTATAGTATATTATCAAAATGCCGAAAAAAACCAAGACCGATCACCCAAGCAAGAATGATACCCACACTAACAACAACCCAGCCGAAGGGACTAAAAAGAAAATCCCGACCTATATATCAGATCTCAAGACATTTGATGTAAAGAGGCTTGCATTCAGACCAGTTGACGCGGATGACCCAAAAGCAACACAGATGAATTGCTATCCAAAATATCAATATACTGGAGATGTAGGAACCAAGTTACTTCGAGACGGTGATAACTTGGTTATTGCAAGTGGTCCAATTAAAATGACGAAAGGAGGGATACCAAAGCTCGATGGTGTATGGAAAAAGGGCGATGCAGACAGAATGTTTTTCTGGCTACCCCTCGACAAAACACAACCAGCATGCGTCGAATTTTTCGATGTACTGAAACAATGCGACGAATATATGAGAACTGAAATCAACGACAATAAAAACAAGAATGCTTTATTCGCCAAGAAAGTTGGTGACAAGTTAAAAGCTATTAGCGGATTAAAATATGTTGATTCAGTTAAGCCGTCTCCAACAAGGGATGACGATGACGATGACGATCCGAATAAGAAAGTATATGAACCATATGAGAGAGTTAAAGTAAGATTTAGCACACTATATGATGAAAATTTAGGACCAAATGATCCAAAGGAAATTAATACTTTATTGTTTGTGAAAAATAACAAGATGGATGCGACGTCTCCCTCTGCGTTCGAAAAGCATTTCTATTGGAATTGTACTGTTCAGTTTGCGCTTCAATTTTCTAAGTATTGGATTCAGAAGTCTGGGAACAAAGAGTGCGGTTTAACTGTGAAATGTGTTCAGATGGCTGTTACCGAACAACCGGAGAGAAAGCAGAATATGCTTGAACAGTTCCAGGATTCTATATTTGCGACTGGTTCTAGTACTAAAAGTCTGTCCGAGCAAACAAACAAAAAGAAGAATAACAAAGACGAAGATTCAGACGGTACGACTAGCGAAGAGAGTGATGACGACAGCGAACCCGATAACAAATTAGCGAGCAAGACCACTAAGAATGCAAATAACACTAAGAATGTAAAAGACACTAAGAAAAGTAATAAATCAGACTCTGAAGAAGAAGATGAAGATGATTCTGATAAATCGGATGATTCCGACGACTCCGACGAAGAGACTAGCAAGGAATCTAGTAAAAAAGCAGATGATGCGAAAAGTAAGAATGCAAAGACTGTAGCCAAAGAAAAAGATAATTCAGATGAAGATTCGGATGACTCTGACGATTCTGATGACTCTGATGAGGAATCAGACAAGAAACCTGCGAAAGCCACAAAAGTTACAGTAAAAGGGAAAAGTAATGAAGCCGATAAGAAACAGAAAAAGAAATAATTTTTATAAATAATGATGTCGTTTGATTAATATATTTTTTTATTCATATAATTAGTATAATATGAGTAAAATTAATTTCAAAACACTGAGCCATAGTAAATTTCCAGAGCTTAATTTATCTGTACTTGACACAAGTATGGTCGACAACAAATATTTTATTATTGATATATGGGATACAACAAAAACCAATCCTGAACAGGTATTGTTTAGAATGAACGATCTCGACGTATTAAATATTGAAAATAATGTAATAAATTTCAAAGTTACCAATGAATTATTTGAAACTATACATACTTTAGAAAGTCAACATATAATTAAATTATGTGTACCGCATGTCAAGAAACTTAAATTAAGTAATATGCAGTATAATAGTTTAGTTAGCGATCATAAAGTCGAAGATAAAATTATTCATGTAATGAAATTTCAGTTAAATAACCAAGACTATAATCCGGCATTCTATGCAGATGGAAAAATAACTGACTCTAAATGTTTCTATAATTCGCAATGTAGAATTGTTGCCGAGTTGGTTGGTGTTCAGTTTGATTTAGATTCTAAGGTAATTATCCCCGATTTTAGACTTAGACAGGTCGCCAAAAATAAGAAAACACCAATACGTATGGTATTGTCTGAATATTCTCTGGCAGATGATAGCGAAAACGAAACACACAATACTTCTCACAATATAGTTCACAATACTTCACATAATACTGATCATATAGATACTCACAAAACTGCTCGCAGTACTCCGCATAATAGTGAACATATAGATACTCACAAAACTGCTCGCAGTACTTCACATAATAGTGATCATATAGATACTCACAAAACTGCTTGGAGTACTTCGCATAATACTGATCATAGTGATACTGATGATAGTCCACCAGATATGAGCGCGAGAAATGTGTATGTAAAAAATAGGAATATTGATGTATCAGACAGTGAAGATAGTGATGGCAGCGACAATAACAGAGAGAATGTAAATTATGAAGAGTCCTCTGAAACATCATATGACGGACCAAATATGAATCATCTGTTTAATATTTTAAAATCACTAAAACATGGTGATAATAAATAATATTAAATAAAATTGTATAAATTATGAGAAATGCAGTACAATTTCGACATCATCGTCTTTTTCTATTTTTTTAGCTTTTATTTTAAAGTCGTTTGTAGAATTTGTAGGATTTGTATTTTTTTTGACAGATTCTTTTTTCTTTTTTATATTTATTGTTATTTTCTTTTTTTTTTCATCAGTAGTACTTTTTTTCATCTCATCATTTATTGTATCCAGGTTGAGTTTTACGAAATCTAATATTTTTTTGTCAATTGCCCACTTGAAAAAATTTAGTTGGCCAATTGTTGTAAATATTTTTTTAGTTTTGTCCCCTGTATCGTAGTAGTAATAAAATTTGTTTTTTCGGCGAAATGGATCAAAGTATTTCTTTCTAAATGTTCTTAGTTGTGAGTCATAGCTTATTCGTACGTCAAATTCATCTGAATTAGTAGATGTAAAATTTAACTTGTTTCTATTTTTTGAAAATTTTGCAGCAAACCAGTCTAGTACTCTAAGTGATATACTTGCATCTGAATCTATTATATCAATCATTAATTTAATGTCTTTTTTAGTGCATCGAGTTTTAAAATATTTATCTACCATTGTATAATAACATAATTCCTTGAGATTAAAAAAATCTCTGGGATTTATATCTTTTCCGTCAGGGTTACTTATACTATCATTGCTATAAATATCATCATCTAAACTACTATGTGACATTCTATAATATAAACAGTTAGAAATATGTTTAAGTAATTTCTAATGTGATATATTATCATATTTAATAAATAAAAATACTATATACAGTAATTCTCGCGTGCAGATGACTTGCAGGGAGCTGTCTGTTTTATTTTTTTATATCTACTTTCTTTATTTTTTTAACAACTTGTTTCTTGTTTTTTTTATCTTCATCTTCTACTTTTTTTATTTTTTTAACATTTACTTTCTTGTTTTTTTCCTCTAATTTAAGTTCTTTCTTTTTCTGTGATTTTTGAACTTGTTCTTGTATGGTTGCTATTTTTTGCGTTGACAATGTTAGCGACGAATCATTAATCTCCTCAATCTTAATCTGTGAATTATGATTAGAATCTTCTTTTTTATTCATCATATATATTTCTTCTTCAACAGAGTCTTTAATTACAAGTCTTACAATCTCTACAGAATTTTTTTGTCCAGTTCTGTATGCCCTCCCGACTGCTTGCCATTCGGTATTACGCCTCGCGGTATAGGATCCAAATACTGGATCTAATAGTATTACTTTGGTAGCTTTCGTAAGATTCGTTCCAGACGCTGCACTTTGAGATGATAACATAATAACTTTTACGTCATCTTTTGTATTAAATTCTTTGAGAGCTTTATCTCTTTGCCACACATTGCCTCTACAGAAACAATTCTTGATGCCGTGATCATTTAGAACAACACCTACTTTTTTCAGTAAATCATCCCATTGAGAAAAGATAATTACGTGATCTGGTATGCTCATTAAATAATAGATAAGATTGGCTAACTTTGTACCAACTTTATTAATTAGAGATATTTTATCTTTAATCTCTGTAGTAGGATTCTTTACTTTCTTCTCATATGATATTAAATATATCTGGTTGCTTGTTAATCCAGTCTTACATACTGGGCAATTTGGTTTTTGTGCAATCATTGTTTTCAAACACTCATGGTCAAACACATGACCACATTTAGTAACTCCGATGTCCTTCGACTCAACAGGGCACATACAGATACCGCATATTTCTTCGTCGTCGTTGCTATCAGATTCGGACTCCGATCCCGAGTCAGACTCAGAATTAGACTCCGAATCAGAATCGCTTCCGTTTTTCGCGGTTTTTATAACTCTCTGTATTACATTATTAAAGAAGTTGTAGGTAGTCTCTTTGCCATCCATCTCTTTTTTTAATTGGGCTGTTTTTACGATAGTGGTTTGTATATTATCTCTGATCTGTCCAAGAATAACTGATGGAGGTGCATCCCATTTTTGTTTAACAAGTTTCATAATATTAATTTGATTGTCTTCATTTACTGTTATCTCCTCTTTACCGTCGTCGTCGCTATCACTATCATCGTTATCGTCGTCATTAAAAAGGTGTTTTATAGTTTCGTCTTCTTCGTCACTCATATCTTCTTCGTTTCCAAGTCCAAAATCGGGATATTCGATAGTGACTTTGTATTTTAATTTCCTTAAAAATCGTCTCTGTCTCTTGTATATTGTGATAATTTCACGTTTTTTGAGTCTGAGAATTCTGATTGACGACTTGTCGAATTTTAATTTAGCGTCTTCATAATTTTTTTTGTAGTGCGATACCATCATTTTTTCAATATCGCTCAGAGTTTTACAGTTAGACAATATACCTTTTGTCTCATCTGCGATATTGGGATGACAGCATAATTGCCTCATCATGATACTAAATTTATCAACATTCGGATCAGTTAGATATGCATTATACATCATTCGTTCTGTCTGTGAGAACTTTAACCATATTACGCGCTCTCTTAGTTCCTTCAACTGATTCTCGCCCTCCTTGCTATCCTTTGTATTTCTTCTGAAAAAATTAGTGTTCATGTAATTATAGACATTATCATTAATATATATTCGATCACCGATTGTATTTTGTCGTTTTGTTACAAAATCAAGCATTTTTGACAAGCATTCCGATCCTTTATTAAACGGGGTCGCAGACATACACCATTTATAAGTGCCACTGAAATGATTAAGTATATGTTTAACATATGCATATTTATCGATTGTATATGGTTCATGAAACTCGTCTACAATTATTCTATGCCATTCAATTATAGGCAATACCGGGTTATTCTCATGCAGAGATGTTTCGATATTTTTAAGTACATTTGTTCTTATTTTGTTGAATTCTTTTTCTATAATTTCTCTATTATACAATGTACTGTCCATATAAGATTTACTTTTTGTTATGTTTTGTATAAATGGATCTACAAAACACTTGTTACCTAGAAAATTGAATGACACTATTACAAAATCAGCGTCCAATAGATCTATGTACGATATATTTTTGTAATGGGTTTTTGTGAAAATGCATTTAACATCAAGGTTTTTACTGGTATTATCTATCATAAGATCAAATTCTCTTTTCCACTGACCCGATATATTATTAGGGCAAATTATTAATGTAGCCCTGCTATACAGCTTGTTATCATTTCTTGTGTATGATATGTTTGCGGAAGGGTGTAATATTGAACCGGTGATAGATTCAATTGTTTTACCTAGGCCTAATTCGTCAATTATAGCTCCTCCTGCGAATACAAGACTGTTATAATTAGACTGTGGCGAGAATGTTTTCGAATATGGATCATAAATTATGTTACCTAATTTTATCTCTGAATCTGCATTAATGCTGTAATTCAGTTTAGTATGGTTTTTTTCGGTGTCGACCATCCATTGAATCGTTCGTTTCTGATAGTTATACAGATTTTGTTTTAAATATGGAGGCTGATCTATCATAGGATCAAAACAACTGCTATTCGGTTTGAGTGCAGTTTCAACAATATTTGTTGTTTTCATATTAATATCATTCATACTATTATCAGTCGGTTGTATTTTCGATAACTGGTGTTGAATAGTATGTCTCATGTAGTTTTTATGATATTTGCATACATCTGATATAAATTCAGAATTCGGGATTTTTCCGTATTTGTTGTAATATTCTTCTAATAGCTTGTTATTAGCCGACATGAGCGTTACAACAATATGCACATTTTCATTATTGAATTGGAAACAGTGGAAATTGTATATATCAAGCGGAACATCAGAAGGTATCTTGAAGTTATCATCCATCATATTGTTATAATAATCAAGTGCTTCTTGACCTTCTAGTGGTTCTATTTTTCCCTTGAAAATACTCTCAATTGTAATATCTATTGTTAATACATTGCTGAAAGAATGTAGACCAGCAGTAGCTTTATCATATATTAAATATGTTTTGCCTTCCGATTCCATGTTATATTATGTTGTAATATATAAATCTTATATTTAGCAATTAGATATCAATTTTTTTTATTAAATAGTTATACGTCAATATATGCATGTAAATTGTATATTTACAGTTTTTAACTCAAACGGGTTTAAAGATTTGTGGCGACATAGATATTATCAAGTTATGCCAAAGAAGAACACTAAAGAACTTCAGAGCGAAAAAAAAACAGAATCGAATAATACCGCAGACAATGTCGACAATAAAAATGACGTTGTGGCAGATGCTAAAAAAACGATAAAAAAAGATACCACTAAAAAGGTTACTGCTAAAAAGGTGAAACAAGTTACGCAGGATAGTGTTAACAATACTGTAACTGATTCTAAAAAAGAGACCAAGAAAAAGGTAAAGAATGCGGGGCGTGTTGCAACAGGTACTGATAAAAAGGACAGTGTGAATGATACGCAGACCGGTGCCGATAAACTCGAGAAGAATGACGACAAAGTTCAGGAACATGGTATTGTTGATGGAGTCGGACTAAAATTTAAATCTCAACTTCCTATGTGTAAAGATATAATAAATGAGCTTAGCGAAAAAGTAAAACATTTTAAACAACACATGAAAAAGTTAGAATCTGCATATAAACAGGATGTAAAGAAAGTATCCAAAACGAAGAGAAAGAGGAAGGGAAATAATGATCCAACCGGATTTATTAAAACACATCCTGTACCAGACAAGCTTGCGAAATATATAGGTGTAGATAACGGCACAGAATTATCGGGCCCTGATGTGACAAAAAAGGTATGGGCTGCTATTAAAAACAAGGGATTACAGTATGAAAAAGATGGCCGCGTATTAAGAACTAATAAAGAGACAAATGATGTCTTCGGATTAGATAATACTGTAAATAAATCGACAGATCATAATGATAAAGATGGATTTAATTTCCGCAATATTCAGAAGTATATATCATACGCACTTCATAATAAGTAAATTTCGTTAAATATCGTCAAGTATTATAAATTTATAACCAAGTCAATATATTAATATATATTAACTTTAATTAATTATATATTTTGAGGCTGTTAAAACTACCAGTACGATAATGATGATATAAAAAACTGATTAAACCCAGTATTACATCTGCTAATAAAAATTTCCATGAATCAGATTGTTTATGTATTGCGCCATATGCGAATAATCCATATAATAATGCATGAATCGGTCTTAGATCATTCCACCATATTTTGTCCCCAAATACTTCCCCTCCGGTCTGTCGCGAATCAGTGGCGTATATATATGCAAATCCTATGGCGGGTATAATAGCCAAGTAACCCAGATAAGGCATATAGTCGCGATTGATATTTTTTGCAGTGTATGTTAATAAAGATCGGATACCGATGCAACCTATTAAAAATAATAAAAATCTCTTGTGTATTGTCTTCATATACGCGCGTATATTACTAGTATTTATTATTTATTATTTAGATTAAATCGCCACATACGTTAGTCAGGTTGTTTGACCGTTTGCACCTAAAATTTCCTTTGTTTATTAGGTTAGCCTCAAAACTTAGTCCATAGACGTTGCTGTTGGGTGCATTTATATGTCCAGACGTATGGTTTGTGGTGCCAGTAATATTTGTGGTGCCAGTAATATTTGTGGTGCCAGTAATATTTGTGGTTGCTGTAATCCCAACACTCGTGCCAGTATAAGGTACAATAGTATTTGTCATAATACCACCAGTAATCGAGGTTTTGCCATTTGTCGTATAAGGGGAAATAGTATCTGTCATAATACCACCAGTAATCGAGGTTTTGCCATTTGTCGTATAAGGGGAAATAGTATTTGTCTTAATACCGCCCGTAATCGAGGTTTGACCACTTGCCGTATAAGGGGAAATAGTATCTGTCTTAATACCACCCGTAATTGTGGTTTGACCACTTGTCGTATAAGGGTAAATAGTATCTGTCTTAATACCACCCGTAATCGAGGTTTGGCCATTTGTCGTATAAGGGGAAATAGTATTAACTTTTAATTTTCCGGTAACAGTCAAATCGGTGACTGTCATCGAACTATTATTATATACACTTGCAATATTTTGCAAAGCTTCGGAGTTCAAATCACTGCACCCACATGATGAAGATCCGCTAGAAAATCCTTCTATATTGGACCCCATTAATAATACATATATTCCAAGTAATAATATAACATATTTTACTGATATCTTATCTGAGTAAAACAATACTAATGACACAGTGCATAATGCTGCGAGTATTATTTTCATATATATATATATAAGCGAAAATATATTTGTATCAGATATGTAATTCAAACATAGACATTCTCATTGTGCGATTAACAAAATCAGGTAGATCTATTTTAATAATATTTGTGAATAGATTAGATGTATTATGAATATATTTGTGATTACCAATAATATTATCAATAAAATCTCCGTATTTATCTATATTATTTTTAATAGTGCATCCAGTATCATCAATAAACTTTACAAACTTATCAAGATTACATAGTATCATATATTTTATTATAAAATATGATCTGATGGAAGTATTTTGCTTAAATGTAATTCTAAACATATCTCTGATAGATTCGCCTCCAAAATATTTTATTATTTTACATACCTGATAAAGCAGAAAATTTAACTCCATATTTAACAAGATATTAAAGTCTATTGACAAAACTTTGCACAACACGCATAAGTATATTAAAATCGCCAGACTCTCTGTATATGATTCATTACATCTGTCAATCCCAACTACTGTTAATCGGTCATTTATTTTTTTTTCTAAGTATGTATATTTATTATCTGTATAACTAAAATCAAATTTATGAAAGTGAACAAGTTCGTGAATTAATACTTTTAACATTTCTTCCTTTCTCCAAATATTTATAAACTTTCCTGGCATACATGATCCTGAATTAGTATTATCTGCACATAATGGAATATTTCCGTCGCGATTAATAGTTAGTTTTTTAGTCTGATTACCTAAAAATATATTTAGTTGAAGATCCCCAATATATCCATTATATTTTTTAGCGAAACATCTCATAAGTGATACAGTTGTAACTATTCTATTTATATAAGATTTTTTGTCAGATGCTAATTTATACAAGTTAACTATTAAACCATTGCCTTCATATTTTTCGTATATAATATCTTCCGATTCATAATGATGCTGAATATCAATGGATACAAAAGGATTGTCATAGAGTATATTATGTATATGCATTCTATCGGCGCGTTCAAACATAACTTGATAACAATTTAAAAGAGTATCATCACCTGAATTTTTCATAAGATATTTGAGATTATGTGTATCAATAACATGGTGATGTTCTCTATACCATGACATAAATAACCAAAAATCTTTCATATCGATCGAATAGGGTATTAATTTATCTAATAAATCTAGTTCTTTTAATTTTTTAATTACGATAAACATTAAAGGATATTCTTTAGAATCATGTATTTTGTTTAAAAATAGCGAGTCTGTTTTATGTGTGTCAATCATGTCAATATTAGCCATACATTCGTTAATTGTATTAAATATACGAGACGATTTAATAGCGTCAATATTGATATCAAAATTTATGTTTATATTGTCAACAATATTTTTCAGACTTTTTAAATCATAGTCCATATAAATAACAAGATAAAATTATTAGCGGTATATTATTGACAAACAATGTATATAAACATGTTTGTATGAAATGTTGGTTTATTTTGTTTTATTTTTTGTAAAGTGTGATAATATAACGGAAAGATGTTTGGTAACAATAATACACATGCATTTACAGGACATAATAATAATTTGTTAAGAATGCATCAACAGTTCCAGCAGAACAATACACCTTTTCAACAAAACCAATTGATGATGAATAATCCTAATTTTACTGCGAATATGAATAATCGCATGTTCCAGCAACGGCTATATATGGAGAGGATGCAACAGATCCACCGGGCAAAAAAAGGAGAACCTATGCAATTTAAAGAAGATGAATTGTATAAATATTTAATTAATCCTATATATGTAGATAAGGCGAAAAAAGAAGAATTAGACAAAGAATACAAAAATATGTTAGGCGGCTATATTGTTGAATATGTTAAAAAATCTAAAAATGATATACCAGACGAATATTTACAAAAGAAACTTAAAAATGGGTATATAATGAACAAAAAAGATATTGAAAAGAAAGTAATTAACAATAAGAAAGTAAAAGAATGGTGGGATGGGAGAACTAATCAGCCATATAAAAATATTCTCAAAAAAGAGAATTATGAAAAAAAATTTAAAAACAAAGACGATTTAATTGTACATAGAGTAACAAAAAAAGATCGTAATAAAGCATTACTGGACAGCGAGTTAAGCAAGTTAGAAGAATTACTGGCTGAACATAATGACCAATTGAAAATTATATATTCAAGAAATCAAAAATCACAACACAAAAAGAAATTTCAGTATACAAATATTTACAAATACAGGATGACACACAACACGAAAAATTGGGATGAATTAAGGAATTTTTATGAGAAAGAACAGATAAAGATCGACAGAAAAGAGAAAAAGATAGATAATATGATTAACTTGTTACTGGATGGTGATATATTAGAAGGCGATGAATACAAGTCTCTCACAAGCGAATTAAAATTATTGGCTGATAAGACACTGAAGGATAAAGAATATTATATAACTTCTGAGATAGACCTAGAAATGAAAGCACTCGAGAAGGATGTTGGGAAGAATGAATATAAAAAAATAATGGAAGAGTTAAATAAGGAGTATAAGACATCAAAAACTAAAAAATACAGGAATCAAGAGTCAGAGATAGAAAAACTTAAAAAAAATATCGGGAAGGGCGAGTATAAAAAAATAATGGATGAATTAAAGACCGATGATGAGAAGCCTGTTATTATGAAAAAAATATTAAAAATAAAAGACAGAGATGTCGTTGACGATTCGAAACAAGAGTCTAATAATAATACAACTCGGAAAATAAAGGTAATAATGGATAAAGAAGAGAGCAAAGAAGTGATTAAAGAAGAGAGCAAAGAAGCGGGTAAAAAGAGCGGGTATGTCGATATGAGCACAATCGAAAAATATAAAAACAGGACAGGCCAAGTGGACTCTGATTTAATAAAAAAATATAGAGAGAAACAAAATGGAGGAAAATAAGATATTCGATTATTTGGTAGTTGTAAATAATATTTAATACAATATTTTTTACAGTGATTTATAAGGTTAAGTAGTAACACAGGCGATAATATATGCATCAATTGTATACAAAACAATTGAAATTTAAAAATATTGAAAAATAATTATCTAGTGTAATGTTATCAAAAATGTCGGCTATGAGGAGATGGTTTCCGGATGAAATTAACAACCCACTGTGGTATGTGATTGGTCGCACGATGAATAATTGCAAATACTATTATAAGAATTATTACGACAGATACACATTTGACGCGGACGAAGTATATCCTGGTATATATGTAGGTGATTGGAATGCATCACTGAACAAAGAAAAGCTTAAGGAACATGGAATAAAAAATATTTTATCGATTGTAAATGGTTGTGCCAAAAATTATCCTGCAGATTTCGATTATGAACTGATACATGTAAATGATGACGACTGGGTAAAGATTTCTGCACATTTCGATATGTCCGTTGCATTTATTAAAAAGGTGCTGGATAAGGATGAGAAGATTTTGGTTCATTGTAGCAGAGGGATGTCACGAAGTGTAAGCCTCGTGATTGCATATATGATGAGTGAAAAAAAAATGACATATGAAAATGCTCTTACAATTATAAAATCTAAACGCTTATGTGCAAATCCTAATGTTGGATTTGAAACACAACTAAGAGAACATTATCAAAATGATTGAATGATTGAAAAATTGAAAAAGAATTGTATGAGATGATTAAGTTTTTTTATAATAACAAGTTATATATATATATATATATATATGAGTAATGTAGATAATATACAACAAAGATTATTTGTCAGAAAAGATTATGTTATAAATCTGGATGAAAAGATAGGACATGGTGCATTTTCAAAAGTTTATAAAGCCAAATATAATGGCCAGTTAGTAGCTGCCAAATTGATTACAACTAGTAAGATGCAAAAGAAAGTTATCAATCAACTTGATAGAGAGCTCAGGATTATTGAGATTTTAATGGAATATCCTCATCAGAATATTCTAAAGTATTACAAGGTAGAGAAATTACAAAATTATATAATAATTCTGATGGAGATATGTGAGGGAGGAGAGTTAAAAAAGAAAATAGAGGGTTGTTTAACAGAAGCAACTGTAAAAAATTATGTAAAACAATTAGTGAGAGCATATTTACATATATTAAAATTTTCTATAGTTCACAGGGACTTGAAACCGACCAACGTATTAGTGTCAAAAGAAGGGGTACTAAAACTTATTGATTTTGGATTATCAAAGGTTCTTTCAACAGATATGACGGCGACAATATGCGGTAGTCCATTATATATGGCTCCTGAAATATTGTATAAACAAGATTATGATAGTAATGCCGATATATGGTCACTCGGTATACTTGTATATGAAATGATATATGGATTTACGCCATTTAGCGAATCACATGACATAAAATCTTTAAAATATAATATTATTAAAAGTAAAATACCTTTTCCCCAGGTAAACACAATGAATGAACAAGTTAGTGAAGAATGTAAAAATTTAATGAAATCTTTGCTCAGCGTGGATGTTGATAATCGGATAAACTGGATGACGATCAGTTCCCACCCCTGGATAGCAGAGGAGTTTCGGGAATATAATACTGATATAACAGGACCAGTCAATAATAAAAGAATAAGAATAATAGAGGATCTTCATAAAATGCTGAAAGGAGATCTTAGACATGAACCTATATCGACAAAAAAAGAAGAACATTTTGCAAATGATGATATGATATTTAGTATGGAAAACAATAAATCCGTAAATTCTGCAAATCATGCAAATCACGCAAATCCTGCGAATTCTGTAAAAATATCTGTGGAAAAAAGAAGTAATATTACAAATAGCGACACATCTGGACTATGTCTTATGGGGAGTCCAGTGATTGACAGTTATATTGACAAGGAGTTAGAGGATGTCAAATCGAATAGATATGGTAGATCCGCGCCGATCCCGATTCCGGTGATAAATAAATTTACGGGAGGGTCTAGATTAGATTATGTCGACTTTGGCATACAAGATATAAGTAGACATGTTAGAGTCGACACGCGTGACAGTATAACACAATATCTATATTCCAAATCGGCCCCAGTACAGATACATAATTCAAAAAAATAACATAGTGCGTATTGTAATAGTCTTTTAAAATCGTGTTAATTTGTATAGGTATAAATGAACGAACTTGAAGCTAAAATATGCGAAGATGATGAGGATGATGTTTTAAATTTTATACACGACGATGATAATAATAATGTTGTTGATATAGACGATGAAAATAAAGACAATTATATTTATGGGATAGATTTAGGGACAACTAATAGTTGTATCAGTATATGGAGAAATAATAAAATAGAGATAATACCTGATGAAAACGGCAGGACTACTATACCTAGTGTTGTTGCATATACTAATTTATCACAATATGTAGGGTATGATGCAAAAAATCAAAAAGAGATCAATAGTGACAATGTTTTTTATGAGGTTAAGAGATTAATCGGCAGGAGATACGACGATCCAGTAATACGCGACGAGATGGAGATGCTTTCATATAAAATTGTGGATGATGGAAGGGGTGGGATTGGGTTACAATCTACTATAATGAACAATAAGGTATTTACGCCAGAGGAGATTTCAGCCCAGATACTGATAAAATTAAAGTCGATTGCAAAAAGATACATGAAGACTGAAAATATCAGAGACGTAATTATCACAATCCCTGCAAATTTCAACGATGGTCAGAGGCAAGCGACAAAGGACGCTGCCATAATCGCAGGATTGAATCCTGTTCTGTTATTAAATGAACCGACAGCTGCGTCACTTGCATATGGAATGCACAATAGATCGAAAGTTATTAAATATCATAAAACTGATGATAATGAGAATAACGAGAATAATGATAATAATGGCGATGATTTTATGAAAATTTTAGTGTATGATTTCGGAGGAGGTACACTTGATGTATCTTTACTAGATATATGCGACGGTATTTTTACGGTAAAAGCATCATCTGGAAATACACATTTCGGAGGGGCTGATTTTGATGAACGGTTAATGGTTTATTGTTTGAATCGATTCAAAGTGAAATATGGATATACTGCAGTAAAATTTGGAGATATTACTGGATTAGCTAATCAAATGTTACGGAAACAATGTGAAAATGCAAAGAAAATATTATCAACAACTACTAAAACTCATATAGCTGTCAAGAATTTCTATGATGGAAAGAATTTACTGGTTCCGCTGACCAGGGACAAATTTGAGAATATATGTACGGATTTATTTTTAATGTGTTTATCGCCTGTACAGAGTATATTAGAAGATACTGATACTGATATTGAAGACATTGACGAAGTTATACTGGTTGGTGGTATGACTAGAATTCCATATATCAGGAAATTAATTCGGACACAGTTTGGGAAAGAAGGGAATTGCAGTGTAAATCCGAACGAAGCTATATCAATAGGTGCAGCGATTCAGGGGTATTTAAAACGATTTCCGTCAGATCCGTTTTCTGACAATATAGGTCTTATTGATGTAACGTCGTTATCTCTCGGCGTCGAACTAATCGGTGGTGTCATGGATATATTAGTCCCTCGTAAAACATCTTTACCGTGCGAGATGAGCAAAGTATTTACAACTGACAAAGATGAGGTTGATAGTGTAGTAATTAAAATTTATGAAGGGGAACGATCTATGACAAAGAATAATTATTTTGTTGGCGAATTCGAGTTGGGTAATATTCCGCCAGCACCGAGAGGATATCCAGAAATTGAAGTATTTTTTTCAATCGATACAAATGGTATTATTAGCGTAACTGCAAAAGACTTGAGAACCAGCGAATCGAACAGTATTACTGTATCCGGGAATAAAAGACGATTGACCCATGAAGAGATAAATGAATTGGTTAATATGTGTAGAAGACAGGAATATATGGATTATATTGAAAAGGAGAAGAAAGTAAAACATTATGGGATATATGATTTATGTCAGGCTATTGTAGAAAATATTAACAGAGATGAATGTAAATTAAAAGATAAGGATAAGGAGACTGTGAAGACAGATATTCAGGAACAATACAATTGGCTTAATAATACTAGTTATAATGACAGAGATATTGAAGAGTTAAAAGAGAAAGAAGAGTCATTGAAAGAAAAATATGGTACATTGATAATTAGAGGTGATATGATGAATGCTAAATTCGAAAACAATAACGAATCAACAAAAGATATTCAAAAAACAACTCTACATGGCGATGAAGAGGATGACGAAAAGGAGATGAACATGACTTTTGAAAAGATACAAGACGAAGTAGATGAAGAAGATTTAGGGATGGAAGGAATGACCGATGTAGAACGAGATGAATTAAAAGAGACCAGAAATGTATTGATAACATTGTGCGAATCTATTGCAGATGTTGTGGGCTCAGATAGTTTCGCAATATCTGACGAACATAAGGAAGAATTAAGAAATTTTATTAATGACGCGATACTTTGGACATATGTACATGAAAAACCGACTAAGATTGAGTACAAAATAAAAATAGATGAAGTTGATGAAGCATGTGACAAGATAATGAATGCATATAATGAGAAGAAAGATGATATATTTGTAAAAAATGATATTGTAGACAGCAATGAATATATTGTGACAGAGCTGGAAAATTTGTGCTTATCTCTTAAAATATTGATTGAACAAAAATCTCTACCGATTAACACTGATACACAGACCGGTCGCAGAGATATGAATATATTAGAGACTACCATAACCAATGACATGGAATGGATATTTGAACATGTACATGCTAGGAACGACGACATCGCCATATCTAGAGAGAATATTGAAAAAATGGCCAGTGAAAAATTAGAGATACTTAATACACTATGTAGCGATATTTATAGTAGAAGTGTGTCGAGAATATTTAACGACAAGAATAACACAATTATAACAATGGATGAAAATATCGATGATATCACTAACTCTACTAATATTGACTATAACTATAATAATACAGGAGGTACGAGTATTATGGAACTGATGAAAGCAAGACAAACCAACAATATGAATGACACATACAACGATGAAAATATCGATGAAGATAAATTCTTCAATGATATGAATGATATGAATGATATGAATGATATGAATGATATGAATGATATGAATGATATGAATGATATGAATGATATGAATGATATGAATGATATGAATGATATGAATGATATGAATGATATGAATGATATGA